TTTTATTGGTTTAAAAAAAAAAAAATAAAAAAAAAAAAAGTTTTTATTTGTAATCATGTTTCATATTTAGAATTTGTTGTTATTTATTATTTATTTAATACAGGATTTTTAGCATCAAGCATTGCAGGAGATTCTAAAATAGTTCAAAGATTGCGTAAAGTTATTAAATTATTAACTTTTCAAAGAGGTGTATCTAAAAATGTCATTAATGAAATAAAAAATTTTGTAGATGAAAATGGAAGTATTTGTTTATTTCCTGAAGGTATATTAAAACATCCTGACACTTTAACACGATTTAGAACAGGTGCTTTTTATGTCGGATATCCTGTTTATGCCATAACAATTCGTCATAATAATATTATTAGTGATGGCAATGTTGATAGTTTTTTGTATAAATTATGTGGTAAAAAAAATATTAATATGGAGGTTCATGTTTTGGGACCATATTATCCGCCATTTAATGATTTTTCAATTGAAAAAATAAGACGAGATATGGGGAAAGTTGGAAAAATGATATTAAGTAGAGTATGTAATAGAGACATTGTTGATAAAAAAAATGATTCATAAATTATTATTCTGTTAAATAATAAATAATAATAAAATATAAAATGCCAGAGTGTCCTGAAATATATATTATGTCTTTATTTTTACAATCAAAAATATTAGATAAAACAATAAAAGATTTTGAAGTTTTTGATAAAAAAAATTCAAAAATGAAAAATATAAAAACAAAATTAATTAATAAAAATAAAATATTAGATGTAAAAACAAAAGGAAAATTATTATGGTTTGAATTAAGTAATAATACTTATATTTTTTCATCTTTTGGTTTAGAAGGTTATTGGTCTTTTGAAGATGATGAAGATTATGTAAAAATAACAATAACTTTTGATGACAATACAAAAATGTATTATGTTGATAAATTAAATTATGGTTCAATTGAAATAGGTAATGAAGAATTATTTATAACAAAAACAAATAAACTTGCTATTGATATATTACAAACAAAAATAACCGATAATGAATTAAAAAATATTATTATTAATTATAGAGATAAATTAAAAAAAAATAAAAATATTGTTAAAATTTTAATGTCTCAAAATGATATTGTTTCTGGTATTGGAAATTATCTTGTAGCTGAAATTTTATATTGTGCAAAATTAAATCCTCATAGAAATATTCAAGATTTAGATGATGATGAAATTTTACGTTTATCGCATAGTATGAGAAAAATAGTAAAAAATTCTTATTATCACAATAATACTCATTATTTAGGCAGCTATCAAAATTTTATGAAAACTTTTCAAAAAAAAATAGATGAAGGAAAATATAATGAATTTCATGAAGATATTGAATTATTAAAAAATTTTAAACTTCAAGTTTATAGACAAAAAACAGATACAAAAAATAATGAAGTAATAACTGATAAAATTGTGTCAGGAAGAACAACTCATTGGTGTCCAACTATTCAATTATAATAAATTTATATATGACGCAGCGCACGAACCTCAATCTTACTCTTATGATGATGGAGAATTTGACAAGTTATTTTATAAACAACCAAGAAATATAACTTATATGGAAAATGACAAATGTTTATCAAAAACAGATAAAGCAAGTTGTAATGATGAATCAAATAAACCACCTTGTACATATATGGATAAACCAACTGGAAATTGGGTTTATAAAAATATTAATGCTGGTGTTTGTTTGCCAGCTGATCATGAATCTAGAAAATATTCAGATTATAATAAATATGTTAAATATGTAAATGAAAAATCAGCTGAAGCGCACAAAATTAAAGCAGAATTAACTGCCAAAAATGCTTTAGAAAAACAAGAAAAGGAAAAGAAAGAAAAAGAAGACAAAGAAGAAGAAGAAACTATTAGAAAAAAAGTGGCTTTATTACTTATTAAATCTGTTGCTGAAATACAAGAATATATTAAAGGTACACAATATTTTAAAAATCAAGAAAATATACACACAAAAGCTTTATTATCATTGTTGATAACTAAAGCAGGTATTACAAAAGAAAATCCAAATCCTGTAGACTGGAAATCTAACATAATTCCTTATAAAGAATTAACAAAAGTACAAAAAGAAAAAATACTTAAATTAGCGCATGATAAACACTATTCTCAATCTGAAATAACAAATCTTAAAAAATACTTTATAAGATTAGCTGTAATTAATAATATAAAAGAAGAACTATCAAAAAGAGCTAAAGAAGAAGAAGAAGAAGAAAAAATAAGATTAGCAACAGAAGATAAATTTGTTAGAGAATTGCAAGAAAAACAACAAGAAAAAGGATTAATCCCTCACCAAGGAGGCAATTATGTTAATTACAAAAAATCAAAATATAATTATATAAATCTGAAACAATTTTAATCTTTATAAACTGGCAATTCAGGTTCTTTCGTTTCTTCTTCTTTTACTTCTTCTTTAGCTACTACAACTTCTTTAACAACTTCACATTTTTCTTTATTATTTTCAATTTGTTGTTGTTTTCTAGCAACCATCATTCTTTGTATCATTTCAAGTTGTTGTTCTTTTGTTAATTCTTCTTTTTTTTCTCGATTATCTTCATTGTCTTCTTCTTCTTTACTTTCTTTTGAAGGAAATAATTTATATAAAGCAACAGCAACAATAACATCAACAACCATTAAATAATATAAATATTGTTTTAGTTTTCCCATTAATCCTTCTTGTGTTTTAGAATATAAATACCAATGTAATATTGAATAACATACTGCTCCAATTGAAAAAATATATAAATAAGTTCGAGGACTTGTTATTTTCTTAAATAAAATTTTGCTAATTAGTGTAAAAAACATTTTATTATATTATATTAAAATAATCAAAATCAAATAAACACATATTAAAATATTATTTCATCATCTTCAAGTAATTTATTTTTTATATCATCCATTTTTGTTATTTTAGTTGGAATAACATAATTATCATCTTCATCAATATTTCTATCTTTTAATCTTTTTTTTTCTCTACATTTCATTGATATTTGTAGTAATTTATAAAAATTATCACTCATACATAATTCAACTAAATAATCTCTCATTTTTTCTAATGAAGTATAATTTATAACTATTCCACATTTACTCATAAAATCATCATAAAATTTTCTTTCACTATTAACATAATTATTAACATATTCAAATACTTCTTCTTCATTATTATTTTGATTAGTTTGAAAATATTTTTTTAATGCTTCTTCTTCTAAAATTTCAATTAAATATTTTTCATAATTTTCTGAAAATTCTTCATCACATTCTAAATGTCTATTCCATAAACCAGAAAATTCTAGATTAACATATTCACTATTTTTTTTAATTTTTCTTTTTTCTTCTTTTGCCATTTCCAAAGAAATAAATACTTGAAATAAAGAACCTGAAACAATTGTTCTGTCATATTTAATATTAAGACACAATAAAGGATATTTTCTTGATATTACAATATGTTCTCCACTTATATTACATTTATAAATAACACCAGACATATCATATTTACCAATACTTTTAATGGGTATTACATATTTTCCAACAACTTCATGTTCTGGATGTATTGGTTTGCTTAATTCAACAATTTCATCACTAATTTTTTCACCTTCATCAATTTGTCCTACACATTTTATTATAGCTTTATTTTGATTATTAAAAGGTTTAATTCTAAAAATTGGATGATATTTTTTCATTTATTACAATAATTTATTAAAATATAAAATAAAAATACACATAAATTATATAGTTATGCTAAAGAACAATTTTATATATATATAAATGAAAAAATATTATATCTACTATTTTACAAGAAGAAATAATAAATATATTATTTATAAATCACCAATTAGTTTAAACATTTCAATGCTTTTATTTGATACTCTTGAAATAATTTGAGCTTTAATGGCTGTTTTATTAACTTTTGATAATTCAGTATAAATTATTTTTTGTTTTTTTTCTGTGATGTTTAAAAATGAATTTTTATCAACTTGAATACCAAGATCACTTTTAATTTTTTTATTTTTAATTTTTAAAATATTACCACTTAAGCCATATAATAAACATACAATTATTTTGTGTTTTATTTTTTGATTTAATATTTTTTCATTAACTGGTGGTAATTTTAATTCAACTAATTTTTCTTTATACATATTTTTTTTTCTTTGATATTCATGATAAGAATTATCAAAAACAGATTTTTTAATAAAATATTTATAACACCAATCTTTTAATTTTTGTTCATCATTTCTTAAACTTTCATATTCTTTAAACATTTTTAATATAGCAATATGATCGCCATCATCATTTTTAAATTCTTTTTTAACTTTTTCAAATTTTTCAAGCAACCATTTTTTATCTTTACTATCATCATCTAATGGCAATGTAAATAAATTAGAAATTTGTCCTTTAATAGTGCCAATAATAGTAATTAAAGCAGATATTTCACGAAAACAATTTAATCTAAATCCCATTAACATCATTAAACCATATGCTGGTTCAATTTGTAAATCATTAATAGTATTTCCTAAATTTGTTAATTGCCCATCATCTTCATTTGTTGTAATCATTTTCATATGTTTTAAATATTTTAATTCATATTTAATATATTTTTCATTTGGTGGTTCAATAAATTCATTTAATGTCTTTTTTAATATTTTTACATTAGAAATTTGTGGTATTCCTAATAATCTCATCATTTCATAACTAATTGATTCTTTTCTAATAGATGGAGCTGGAAATTTTTCCATTTTATTATCAAAAATATCTTTTGTATATAAATGAATACATGTGCCACTTCCTGTTCTGCCTGTTCTTCCCATTCTTTGTTTTGCTTGTGCTTGTGTAATATATCTTTTTTCTAAAATTTTAATACGATTAACAGGGTCAAAATAAGATGCTACTTCAACACCACTATCAATAACATAAGATATTTTTGGTATTGTTACACTTGATTCTGCCATATTTGTTGCTATAATTATTTTTCTTCCATTTTTTATATATCCTTCATAATATTCTTTATCACCAGTAACATAATCAAATGCATTATCCATCATACCAGAAAACATTGGAACACAGTTATTAACATTTTTAAATGATTTATCTTCAAATGCTAATAATTCACAAATATTTTTTGTTTCATTGATACTTGATACAAAAAATATAATTGCTCCTTTTTCATCTTTATCTTTTAATAATTTTTGAATTAAATCTTTTCCTTTTCCTAAATATTCATTCTTTACAATGTCTAATTCTCCATCTAAAAATTCTGATTTAATTGGATAATTTGTTTTTGCTCCAATAAATAAATTTTTATAAGCAAATTTACTAAAATAATTTTTAAATATTTCTTCATTAATAGTAGCTGACATAATTATTAATTTAAATTCTTTTCTTTCTTTCAATACATTTCTTAATAAATACAATAAAAAGTCAATATTTATTTTTCTTTCATGTGCTTCATCAACTAAAACAGCATCAAATTCAAGTAATAATGGGTCTGATAATATTCTAGCTACTAATGTTCCATCTGTCATATAAAGTAATTTAGTTTTTTCATTCTGAGTGTTTTTTCCACAATTTCTATATTGATATCCAACATATGTGCCTAATTCAACATCTAAACAATTAGCTGAAAATTGTGCCGATGATTTAGCAATATCTTTTTTAGGAAATGTTATTGCTATTTTTTTTTTATAATCAAATACGTGAGCAACATATTTTGGAAATAAAACTGTTTTACCTGAACCTGTTCCTGACACAACTGTTAAAACATTATTATTTTTAATATCTTTAATTAATTCATTAGCATTTTCATATGCTGGATATTTTGACCAACTTTCTGCCAAATTTTTATATACATTTGAATATGGTTGATTTGTAAATGGATTATTATTTATTCCTTTAACATCTAATATTCCTTTCATTATATGATTATATTATGATATATTATAATATAATATAATTTGACTTGCCAAAATATATGCCATTATTTTTTTTCTTTGTAGATATTTAAATCTATTTTTATAATAATTATATAATGAATTATTTTTTATATTTTTTATAATTTCTTTATTTTTTTTTATTATATCCCATTCTAACAAAATATTATAATATAAAAATTCCATAAAATAACAAATAAAAAAGTTAATTTATTATTTTTCGCATTTTTGTGTGAAAAAAAATAATATAAGAAAAATTATTTATATAATACTTCTTCACAATATACACGCCGGTCTAAATAAGTTATTAAATATAATAATTCTTTGTCATTTACATAATCCCAATTTATTTTATTTATTTTCATTTTATCCTTATCAATTTCTAATATATAATATGGAGCTTTAAAAATTTGTATATTATAAATAATTTTATGATATTTTAATTCCCAAACATCTTTTTTGTCATCAATAATTAGTGTATTTTTTGTATCACAAAAATTTTCTAATGTTTTTAATTTTATAAATTCATTATCAACTATTATTCTTGTTTGTAAATCTATGTATGTAAAATTACATACATGTTTTTGTATTAAATTTATTACATTATTCGCATATTCATAATTACTGTGTGTTGATATGTAAATATTATATTTATTATTTATTAAATAATCTAAAAAATCAAATAAATAAGGACGAACAAAAATAACATAATAAATGTTGCCAATAAAAAAATATCCAATATATAAATCTTGGATTGAGCAATTATCTACTTCTTTAATAGAAAAACACATTAATGAATAAATTAGTGTTTCATCTAAATCTAATATTATATTTAACATTTTATAAAATAAACAAAGAAATTAAAAATTAAGAATACCTTCCAATGTTTTATAGGTTTCAGCTACATAGCCTGATTCTTCAAGTGCTTCAAATATAAGTTCATTAAAATTTTTGTTGTGTTGTTCTACCAATTTTTCTTTGATAGAAAATGCTTCTTTATTTGTTAAAATAATTTCATTTTTCATCATTACTTTAATCCAAAAATAAGAATCTTTTTTACTAAATCTCTCAATTTTTTCTTTGTTAAACTTACTCAATAATGCTTCAATAAATTTTGGGAGATTAAAATTTTCTGACATTTTTAATTATTTAATATGAATATATCATAATAAATAATAACTT